TTCATTGAAAACAAAAACGCTAAAGCGGGATTAGGTAACTAATCCGTTCCTATAAAAGTGCGGTAAGTTTTTTAACCGTTCTTCTCATTTTATATAGAGGCGCGAACTTACGTTTCGTGCCTGATTTTTTCTTTTAAACAGGCTTTATTCGTGACTGAAACTCAAACTGAGACCATTAATTATAACCTGCTCAAAAATCGTTTTCGTGGTTATTTCCCGGTGATTATTGATGTAGAAACCGCCGGCTTTAACGCTCAAACCGATGCGCTATTGGAGCTTGCCGCCGTCACTTGCAAAATGAATGAGGATGGCTTTCTGGAACCAGATCAAAAATGTCATTTCCATATTCAGCCCTTTGCCGGAGCCAATATTAATCCCGATTCGCTCAAGTTTAACGGCATTGATATTGATAACCCGCTACGTGGCGCAGTGCCCGAAACTGAAGCAATTACAGGATTGTTTCAAATGGTACGCCGCGGTCAAAAAGAAGCGGAATGCAAACGATCGATTATCGTGGCACATAATGCAGTGTTTGATCAAAGCTTTGTGATGGCAGCTGCGCAACGTACAGGTGTTAAACGCAATCCGTTTCATCCTTTCGGTATGTTTGATACCGCAACATTAAGCGGATTTATGTTTGGACAAACCGTTCTGGCAAAAGCCTGTGAAACTGCGAAAATACCCTTTGACAATAAACAGGCACACTCAGCACTGTATGATACCGAACGCACTGCCGAATTATTCTGCCTGATGGTTAATCGTTTAAAAACTTTAGGTGGTTTTCCTCCATTTTTGGAAAATAGCTAAAAAAATGACCGCACTTTTATCATTTATTTGGAATAAAACTGAAATTATTAGAAAAATATAGACAAACCTGTTTTTTGGGGTACATTTAATCTTATATTTCAACATCTAGGGAAAATTTATGCTGACAAATGAAGTTGTAATTTCAATTATTGTGCTATTGGTGCTCAGCCTATTACGCATTAATGTGGTAATAGCATTAGTCATTTCGGCATTAACTGCCGGTGTTATTGGTGGTTTAGGCTTGCCGGTGGAAGCAGCTGATTTAAATAATTTGGGAATAGTTGAGAAGTTCAAAGCGGTCTTTTCAACAACCATTAAAACCTTTACTAACGGCCTTGGCGGTGGCGCCGAAGTAGCAATGAATTACGCCATTCTTGGTGCATTCGCAGTAGCAATTTCTAAATCGGGAATTACTGATTTATTGGCATATAAGGTGATTAAACGCTTAGGCAAAACACCAAGTAGCAGCTCTCAGGCGGGATTTAAATATTTTATTTTAGCGGTTCTCGTGCTATTTTCCATGTCATCTCAAAACCTGTTACCGGTACATATCGCTTTTATTCCGATTGTTATTCCACCGTTATTAAACATTTTCAATAAGTTAAAAGTGGATCGCCGTGCTGTCGCTTGTGTATTAACCTTTGGTTTAACCGCTACTTATATGCTATTGCCGGTGGGATTCGGTAAAATCTTTATCGAAAGCATTTTAGTAAAAAATATTAATGAAGCCGGTGCGACACTTGGATTACAAACCAACGTTGCGCAAGTTTCAATGGGAATGCTGATTCCCGTTATGGGAATGATTCTGGGATTATTAACGGCAATCTTTATCAGCTACCGTAAACCGCGGGAATATAAAGTTTCTGTTGCCGAGCCGACAACTGCAGAAATTGAGCAGCATATCGCGAATATCAAACCATTCCATGTTGGCGTGAGTCTTACAGCAATCATCGTAACATTCGGTCTGCAATTATTGACCAGTTCCACTATTATCGGCGGATTGGCCGGATTAATTATCTTTGCTGTTTGTGGTATTTTTAAATTAAAAGAAAGTAATGATATTTTTCAACAAGGCTTGCGTTTGATGGCAATGATCGGCTTCGTAATGATTGCCGCTTCAGGCTTTGCAGCAGTCATTAAAGCAACCGGTGGTGTTACCGAGTTGGTAGATACTTTCAGCCAAGGATTAGGGCCCGATAATAAAGGTATTGCAGCTTTCTTAATGTTGTTGGTAGGGTTGTTTATTACTATGGGTATCGGTTCTTCTTTCTCCACCGTGCCGATTATCACATCGATTTATGTTCCACTATGTCTTGCACTTGGTTTCTCTCCGCTAGCAACTGTCTCCATCGTCGGTGTTGCAGCAGCGCTAGGGGATGCTGGCTCTCCAGCATCAGACTCTACATTAGGACCGACATCGGGATTAAATATGGATGGTAAACATGATCATATTTGGGATTCCGTCGTGCCGACCTTTATTCACTATAATATTCCTTTGCTGGTGTTCGGTTGGATCGCCGCAATGACGTTGTAATCATAATCCCCCTACTTAAGGGGGATTTTAATTTGAGCATAAAACCATGAAAAAAAGCATCGCACTTTTTCAACAACTAGAACAACGTGTATATCAGCTTTATGAGCAATATAGCGAGTCAAGTAAGAAAAAAATTAATGCAAAATTTGACCGCACTTTATTCGGCGAAGATAATCAATCCTTTGACTATTACTTGGCTCAAGTCAATCAAACTCTCAGCCAAATCGCTCATTACCAAGATGATGACACAGACAAACTCAATTTCCTGACACAAAAATTATGTGCTCAATGTACAGCTCTGTCTGAAGCTGTGTCGATAACACCTAAATCATATAAAAGTGCGGTCAATTTTAAACCCGTTTTATCTGCACGTGAGCAACGCAAACAGGAAATTCACAAGCTTCCCCCACGCGAACGCCTTGCAAAATACTATGATGCACTGCAAGCGCTAAATGAAAAAATAGATCAGATAATAGATCTGCATCAGCAAGCGCATGATGTAGAAAAATCACACTATACCGAGTTACTCAAAATTACCAAAGAACGCCGTCAACGCTGTTTGGATGCGATTGAGTTACTAGAAGAGTATTTAGCATTTAAAGAAACAGATTCAGAAAATAGCTAACGAATAGATTCTTAAATCAGGGCTAAGACACGAGATGAGCTGAAAAGACATTAAAGCTAGTTCGACAAGTTAGAAGATTGAAAATGAGAAGATATAAAAACAGAAAATAAAAAACCGCAAGTTACTTATTATCAAAATATAACTTACAGTTTACAAAATTGAGTGGCGGAGGAAGTGAGATTCGAACTCACGGAGGGCGTAAACCCTCGACGGTTTTCAAGACCGAACCCCTGCAAATAGATTCAAAAATTAAAGCATTATAAATCAAAGACCTAATCACATAGACTTCTTTATTTCACACCTCAAATTATCAATATTTCACATCTTTTTTTACCTACTAAGTCAAATTCTCGTCAAACATAAACCATTCATACATTCTAACTGTCATCCATCCCACGGTAAATGTTAATTTCGGAAAAGTCAGCTGTTATCTGATTATTCCCGTTCTGCGGACTGCCTAGTCTCAATCTATCTGTATCGCGTAGTTTATCTGTCGCAAACTTAATGCGATATGTTGTATTCAAAGTAACTGCGACGTCTTGTTTAGCCGCATAGGTTGTCCCGTTTACATTAATTTTAAACACACTCCGCAAATAATAGTTCCCATTGTCATTGACGATTGAGATCAGGCTAGTTTTATCAGTTCCAATAACCGTGCCGACTTTATTTTTTGATAGGGCTTTAATGCAAACATCAAACTCTACCGTGTCTTTGTGTACATCCTTTCTCACCGGATATACAACATCAGCATAAACACCAGTAGCCGAATTATTAACGTTAGAACCGCGGTCTGCTCCATTGTATGTAGATATAGTCAGAGGATTTTTACCGGAAACTACAGAGGTAAACCCTTTCGGTGGATTTTTACCTTCGGTTCGAATATTCTCCCAATTCGCAAAGAATATATTCGGATCAGAGCTTGCCCGAGAAGTTACACCGGCATTTGTCTCTTGAATAATCTTCAAGCTTTCCCAAACCTGCATTATGCGGTTCTCTACATCTGTTTCACCGCCATATCCTCCAGAAGCATCATCTAGCTTGCCCATGTTAGCCGGCTGTGTTAAATCACTTCGGTCTATAAAATAGTTATCGGAAAAGCGTGGTTGTATTTGCGGTTTTTGTATCAGGAAAGGATTTGTTTTTTGGTTATCTCTGAAAACACTGTCTTTTGTCGAAATAAAAGGCTGAGTAGAACTTTCTATAGTGCGCTTCTTAAACGGTGTTACATCGACGAAATTTCCACTAAACTTCAATAATGCCGTAGGTTGGATCAAGAAGCCATTGCTGAAATTACCGTAAGGGCTGTTCATTACACGGTTGTTTGTGATCACATCCCCTAAACCGATACCGCGAGTAATAGCATCTTGTGTACCGTGGAATACAGCATGCATCTTGCTTTCTTCATTCCCTCCCGCTTTAGGGAAACCGTAAGGTGCGGAATAAATAAATGTGTTACCATCAAGCAAGAACCCATCGTGGGCGTAATTATAATACCACCCATAAGGCGCGTGGATCACGTTATCAGTTACCTTGACCGATAATTTCATGTACCACTGTCTCGCAGTGGCCCGAACCACAGAACCAAAACTGCCATTGGCAAAATCTATACCACGGTAAGAAGCGTGTATTTCGTTGTCTCGGATAACATATTTACAGACTTGATGCTCCCACGTTGGATCAGCCAAATCTACTTGTGGCTCTTCCAATGCAACCTGTATTCCCCAGTAACCTGCCTTAATATAGTTATTTTCAATAACCGTTGAGCTACCATGGTGCGCATCAATTCCCTTACGATTGCAATCAATAAACGTTGAGTTTTGAATGATGAGCTTGCCTTGTCTATTCAATCGCCCTGAACTACATCCGTAACCTGGATCAACCTGAGTAAAACCTGGCGTCTGAGGTTTGTAATGATCCAGACTCCATCCAGGATGTCCTGCGCGACGAACAGTTACATTATCGACAATTAAATTATCAAATCGAGTACGTTGAATGCCCGATTCATACACATCCTCAATAATGACATTTTCGATCTTTACATTCTTAACGGTATATTTCTCAACATTAGGATAGGTGTTGTCGATCTTCTTGCCGTCCGTCGTACCGGCTGTGCCAACTTCAATTCCGGCATAAGCAAAACCACGGATATATCCCCCAGTTACGCGAAAGCTAGCAGCATCACGCGTGCTTTGTGGTAATGCAGGATTATTCGCAATGCAAATGGCCGCATGAGCATTGCCATAGCACCCACCTCCCCATTTTCCCCAAGTAGAAGCATAGGAACCATCATCTTGAGGAAAGCCTTGAGGGTAAATATTATCTTTGTATTTTGGGTCAAACCCTGCTAATTCTTTCGTCATTAAGGAAGTATCAACGGCATTACTTCGGTAATGTGATAGTTCGAAATTATTTACTGTCGTGTTAAATCCGAACTCTTTCGTTCCTTTAATACCTCCTCCGCTTGTTCCATCAATAGGAGGTATCCACCATCGGCTAGGGTCATTCACTAAACATAGACGATCAACCGCCGCATAGTTATTCGGGTCTATATCCAAGATCCGTTTTGTGTACCAACTTCCTAAATTCATGACATTAATTCCCGTGAATTCGCGAACATGAATACCGTCATTAAACATGCGGTGCACAATAAATTTTGCTCCGGCAAAGTTCCATTCGTTATCGTTAGACTTAATAGATAAGCAGGGTTGGCTTCCATTTAACGTGATATGCGGGAAATCCCTAGACGGCTTAATGCCATCTGCGCCGTAAATATCCGGTCTATATCCCTCTAGTTTATCCAGATTAAATGTGCCATTAAGCTCTACATATGCCCCAGGTGTAACATGATCATCAATGGCTTTTTGCAAGGCGACTGAATGCATCAGTTTGGGAGCATCTTTCATAACATCCGCTTTTATATCTTCCGGCAGGAAATCATTAAGCACTATTACTTTTTTACTCATTTACGCTCCCATCAATATCCGCGCTCCACTGCCTTCCCCTTGTTTAGGTTTAACCCCGGCGTGGGTATCAGGTTCAACCTTTATCACTTTGGGTAAACCCCTTGCTCACTAAACAGGGATAGATCCAGCGTAAATGCAATCCACTTTATATTTCTTTTTGCTTCGTTGTAAGACGCGGAATAAATGAAGCCGGTGTTCGTTACGTTGTAGGCATATTGAATGCGGTTTCCCGTCTCCCCGGTTGTTTGCAGCATAACTTGGGGGATTTCTCCATCCTTGAATGGTTCAGGAAATGTAACCTGATATCTAGCGCTATTGCCTGCTCCATCAAGAACGGGTAACTCAGATAAGGCCGCCTTGCCAGTCATGATCTGTTTAAATGGTAAAGCCACTGTTACTGCACCTCCGGTACCACCGCTATTATTATTCCCACTTCCTCCACCAGAACCACCGCCACTGGAAATTCCGCCATTACTAGCGACTGAGATCAATTGGTCTAGTTTAGGGCCCAGTTTGTTGACTATATACTCTCCGTCCATTGCTTCTCCTTATTTGTATAACCTATTCATAAGCCACGCCATAAATGCCTTTCTCTCTGAGTCTCTGCATGTCTTTTTGATAATCATCAGAATTAATTATGGCATCTACATTTTTCGTTCTCTCCAAGAGTTCGGCCCGTTCTTTTTTCCGATTTTCTTGATATTTTCTGATCGCATCTTCTGATAACTCAACATTACCATCAGGATCTAATCCGTATTTTTTCGCGTAGCTTACACTTTGACTCCTTGTTACTGTCTTTTCAGGCTCGGGGACAACGGGTCTATTAGGCGTTTCATTACCCCATCCAGCAAGTGCACCTCCTGCTGAGCTAGCGCTCTTTATGACCGTTTTCTCGTCCACCGGATCATAACCATTCATGCGTGAAAATACCTTGCCCGTCTCAGTTGTGCGTAATGCATTACCACCATTAGAATTTAATATTGCATATCTATCTTGCTCATATTTATTTCTTCTGGCTAACTGCTCCTCTGTAGCCTTACCGCCTTGGCTTTGGATTTGCTCATCAATTTGCGCAATTCCCTCATTAAGCATTCCAACGGCACTGATAACATCTTGGGCTTGTTTTCCACCATCTACCCCGCTAGATGAACCACCACGCCCACCTCCTAAAGCCAGTTTCTGTTTATACTCCTGAACATTAATTCTGCCCTTAGCCGCCGCAACAGTTATTTCACTGCGCTCTTTTGCTTCAAGCATTTTAAAATCATGGTCTCGGTCTAAGCCCGCTTGTTCTTTTTTGAAATCCAGCTCCTTATCCAGTAAGTCAGACCGAAAACTGAGCTGTTTCTGTAACCGCTCATCTTCATATGCTTCTTTTGCGTTGTTTATTGCGCCGTTGCCAATCCCTTGAGCTAACGCTCCTAAAATGCCACCTAACCCCATATTACAAACCTCCGCTCATTTGTTGGTTTTGCAATGGTTCTTGCTGATAGTTTTGCGGATCTGCCATATCCATTGCAGCTTGATTGATTTGCTCAATCATCTGCACATATTGTTTTTCTTCTTCCGGTGACAGCAAGCCTTTAGACATATCGCCAAACTTCTCTAGAGCTCGCAGCAATACATCAAGCAATACATCATCCAATTGCTCAGGAGGCACGCCCATTTGCTGTAATAAGTGAAGAGCAATATCTTTACCCACCTTTAACAAAACCTGAGGAGGGATAGCTCTGCCATTTTGATTTGCCGCTTGCAAATTGGCTACCATTGCGGTCGCAACTAAATCCGCACTTCCTTCTACTGCACCTTTTTCCCGCAAGCGTGATTCGGCCACATCGGCAATAGCACGCATAGAGTTATCCATTAAAACGTTGTACATCTGAGCCATATCGCCGCCTTGCTGTTCCTGCATGCTGGACTCTTGCTCCTGTACTGACATACCTTGTGATTGTGGACTAGCATTTTGTGCTTGCATCTGATCTAAAATACCCATTATTACTCCTATGTAACCTTAAGATTATCCCAAAGACCTGACAGTGACGAAAAATCATAAGAAAATGGATTTTTTGTCATTGTATTTCCGCTTTGTTGCTTACCGGTTTGTGCCTGCATTGTTGGCAAAATACCGCTTGGCTTGTTCAGTTTATTAAAGCTGCCGTTATCCCCCTCTCTTGCTCTGCGATCAGCATCTTCTTTCAGTGACTGCGCCCTAGCATTTTTTTGTTGGTCATGAAATTCTTTAATTCCGCCTATATGTCCGTATTTTTCTGCCAAACGATCTAATCCTTGTTCGCGATCGATTGCACCATTGATCAATCCGGCACCGGCTTCAGATGCGCCGAGAGTAGCCGCACCAAATGCACCTCGTAATACCGCGCGTACATAATCCCAAGGACTATCCAAAGCCGCTTTGTCATATTCATCCTGCATTTGTTTATTGACATAATCTTGGATTATCTTGTCTTGCTCAGACATTTCACCAGAACCGATTGCGCCCAAAATACCGCCTAAGTTAGACCCGGCTAGACCAATCGCGCCATCGACTATTTGATTTCCAGTTGAAGGCACTGCCCCCAAAACAGCGGAACCAATCATATTTGCGCCGGATTTGTTATAGAGATTTTCATAACCTCGACGGACTGCTACGCCATATTGATCGCGAAAATACTCAGGCGTTACCTTACCGTCGCTAAATAACCCGCCGGCATAAGCGGTTTGTGTTGCATTGTAAGCGTCACGTTTTGCAGGATTATAATTAGGACTGGCTGGACTTAAATCTTCACTTAAATTTAGCCTGGCTCTCCCTCCTCCGCTGTCTCTACTGCGTGAGGAAAAGTGATCGCCTAAACCTCGCCCAATTCCGCCGCCAATCCCTTTACCTCCATCAGAGGTGTCCATAAATCCACCAAAACCATCTAAATCATTAGAGCTTTTTGAGGAAGACTTAGAAGATGAACGACTAGGTGAAGAAGACGAATCAGTACTACGCGATCTCGTTTCGCCGCCATCATAGCCGCCTCTGCTACTTGAACTTCTACTGGGAGATGAAGTTCTACTTTCGCTCGAACTTCTACTTGAACTCCTGCCGGAACTGGAACTTCTGCTAGAGCTTTTTGAGCTTGATTCTCTACTTGAGCTTTTACCTGACCCCATTAAGCGCCTCCTTTACGGTTTTTTAACTCGGTTAAAATGCCGCCATTAGCAAGGTTTGGGGATTCATCAAAAACTAAGTTATAACCTAGATCGACATCTTTTGGCACAGCAGAATACTTTTGTTTAAGTCTGTCTTGATGCTCCATTAATGCGCGTTGCTGTTTCAGTGCATCTTTCGCCATTTCTTTTTGCGCTAAATAACTCCCACCTGCCACCGCAACACTACCCAATAAATTTGCAGCTTCTTTGTTTTCGCTCATCCATTTTCCGGCACCTGTGATACCATCGACGATTTTTCCGAAAATACTCTCAAAATCCATTATTTTCTCCTTTATTTACTCGTGATTGATGGCGTTTTTAATTTAGGAAAAGAAGCCCAGTTAGCCTGAGCTGTCGGTATCTTGCTCATAAATTCCGACATGAAAGACAGCTCGCTATCTCGGTTCTTTTTCAAAATTCCAATTGCTGAAGCTTTGTCTTGCGCGGTCATATTCCCGTTATTTAAAACAGAAGCTATCTGTGCATCAAACCCACTTGCTATGTTCTGTGCAAATTCAATCGATTTACCTATTGTGTTTGCTGCAACTTGTTTTTCTAACAGCGCCATTTGGTTCCGATGTTGAGCGGCCAAACTATTCTGCTGCATAGATGCTTGGTGACTTCGGTCTAAAGCAGATTGCGAAGCGGCAAATTCATTTTGCATTTTATTGAGACGACTTTGATTATTGAAATTAATATCGCCTTGCAATTGCGCCATTGATTTTTGATGTCCCCGGTCTAAGTCTGCTTGTCCGGCAGCGAATTTATTTTGTTCGTTTTGGTTTCTAAGACTTAGATCAGCTTGCAAATTTGCCATTTTCGTTTGCTGTTCATTCTGGCTATCTTGTGCGGCAATTGGGACGGCTGCGTCTAACATCGCACGTTGAGCTGCCTCTACTCCTATAGTGGAGTTCTGCAATCCTCGTTGAGCTGCCACTCGTTCCCCTTTAGCTGCCGCGCTATTCATCAGCAACGAATTGCCATTCAAAATATTAGCAACTCGCCCTTCCATTGTTCCCGACTCATCTTTTTTCGGTGTGGTAGTGGAGAGCTTAACTGCTCCACTCATTGAATTTAAAATTCCCATAATCACTCCATAGATTGGAATTCAGGTGGATATTGACGGCGCTGCACTTCGCTTTGATACGATGTTTTGCAATGGTTATTATCGAAGAATAGTCCATTAATTACCTTATGCATTACCCGCCATTTCCATTTCGGATTTTCAGACAATACCGCGCCACGATAACACCGACTAGAAATCGTCTCATCCGGCGAGCCGGAAAAGATTGCATTAACCAACTGATCTACTGCAATCAATACGTTTAATGCCCATTTTTTAAATGTCATAAGTGCCACTGTCTCAATGCCTCCCCAATTTCTCTTAACTGCTCAGGCGTTTTTGCATCATGAATGAGATCTTCAAAATGCTGTCTACCGCCAATTATCGAACCTGTAAGTGGAGTAAGAGCATCAGCCTTGGCAATAACTTTCCCAACTAAAACATCTAATGGTAAGCGTCTTAATCGGCATATTTCGGATAATAAAGGCGTGTCTTTTGTTTTATCTTCCAGATAATCCCGCGCTTCTTTTTCTTGTTTATAGAAGCTCTCGATCTCTATATCCGGATAACCAGCTAAAAGCCCTCGCTTCAACTCATCTGCCTGCCTAACAGTTTGAGACAATAAAGCTTCTTTTAGTGTATTGATCATCTCAATCTCTTTACTTGGATTTATTACCCACTTGCCATTAATCCATTCGTGAGATTCAGACGGTGCTCTGCCACTGCATTTAATCTTTCCATCTTCTTCCCATACAACACCTCCGCCGGTGATTGACGCTGAAATAAGATTGACTTCTTCCTGGGTTTCAATTAAATACCATCCGTTACCATGTGTATGATAGGTGTCAGGGTTGCCATCTTTGCCTAACTGAATAATAGGTTCATCGAAATACTTAGCCGATAAGTTGAATTGTTTAATTGCCATTAATAACCTCTTAATAGTATCCAATTACCATGATTCTGAAACGGACATTTTGCCAAGCTCCATTAAAAAAAACCTTTACAGTGCGTCCGTCATTTTCAACGTTTGCATAACAGCTTAATACGGTATAACCGCTGCGGTGAAAGGTTGCAGCTTGTGCTAAACAAATGGAGAATCCATTGTATTTTTCGGGTAGATTAAAAGAATAGTCTCCTGAGCCGGATGGCATTTGAGCATCTATTACTGTAATTAATTGATGGTTTATTTTACTCCTGAATGTGTGAGCTCCTGCGTAGTGCGACGGATACCAACCGACGGAATGGGAGCTTAATGCTTCATCAGCCTTATAATCAACGGAGAAAATCTGATCTCGCAAATGACGCATTGTCCCAGTTCCATGCGCATGGAAATCCACGCCATACAAAATACCATCATGGTCAAATTCCCATACTCTCTCTTGTCCATCGTCTTTATTAAGGCAAATTGCACCACGCCCAAATTGAGCGTGTGGACGTATGCCAGGTTGATGTGAAGTCATCCCGAAAGAAAAACTTGCCCCCCAATTTCCATTCTCTCTGACCCTACCTTTAACAAAAGGATGGAAAGAATTTTCAGGAATAGTCCCTTCTTCGGACACAAAGAATGGCGCTCCAGTGTTAAATTGCTGATTATAAACCCCTTGCCCATGATGTTTTTCGGTAATAGCTCCGCTCATCTCTCCACCCGTTAATGGCAAATATTCATTAACAAGTGAATTTTTAATTTGAAGCATTTTATCCCATACGAGCTTTATTGCTTTAGGTGTGGCAGCCTTATCTTCTGCATCGCTTTGCGTTTCGCTAGAAAGCTGAACAACGCCTGGCATGGAAGTTGTAGCATTATTCCCACCTAGCGCGTGCGCATTACGTCTTACTTCTTCAGCGTCAGCACTGACTTGTTTTGCTTTCTGGTTGACAGTTTGTGTATTGGTTTCAACTTGTTTTCTGGCTTGCTCGACAAATGTTTTATCTACTCTAGCCTGCTCAGCATATTGACGTGCTTCTTCTTTTGATTGATGTGCGGAGACTGCTGAGGCTCCGGCACTTTCCTTGGCTGATTGAGTAATAGCTGTGTTAGTTGCTACTCTTTCGGCATTGACAGAAACTTCTTGTGCTTTCTGTTCTGTAATCTTTTTTGCCGCCAGTACAGACTCTGTCCCATCTTTGAACATTTTATATGGGACGGGGTGATTGTCTTCTGTGGGTTCTGGAATAACTGGGGAAATTTCAAACCCTTTCCCGTCGTCGCGCATAGTTGGGATACGTTCGAAACTAGCTTGCACACGATCTAGCTCATCAGAAACCGCCCGCCCATCAGCTGTTGTATATGGCGTAAATTGGTTCTTACGCTTGTACCATTTTTCGTTAGACACGATACATTCTCCGAGGTAAATAATTCAAAATAAGCCCGCTAATTTCGAATTGAGGGGTAAAAATAGAGTTTCCGGAAATGGATAATGCAATATTTCTACTATACCCAGACAGTAAAAAGTTAGGCGTGGAATAGTCCTCTGCCGACCACAGGAAATCATTCCATAAACTATCGTTCCATCGACCACCTCCACCAGCAATTTGTACTGGCTGATTTAAATTCGCTGCGTGTATTATGGAGTTGTAATCTAAGTCGTAACGATAAGATATAATCGCTACGCCTTCAGTCGTGGCTTGTAATTCCGCGCTTCTCCAATTTTTAACAACGGTTGGTGATCCGCAGTGATTGAATGCTAGCTTGATCAGCCAATTAATCGGTTTCCCGGCGAAGGAATAACAGAAATCTGACTGGCGATAAATTTTCCCATCGCCAAACGCCATAAAGACAGTCTTTGGTGTTTGCCACAACCCACTCACCGTTTCAGGGTAAGTAAAGGTTGTTGTTTTTGTGGTGCCATCTAGTGATAGCATGATGCAGAAATTACGGTCTTTCCCGTACAATCTGATCTGATTTACGTTTGGCTTGACAGAGGAAAAAAGTATTTTTTCTCGGGCAGGGTTGAACCCGATTTTTCGGTTACAATCCATTTCACTTAGGAGGAAGTCACCAAACTGTTCTGTCTGATCTATTCTGGTAATTCCGTTTGTTGTAACGGCAATCGGCGCATAAACTGATTGCAGGGTGTTTGGGGATATTCCTACCTTAGACACCTCTTTCATAACCCAGTCTGCAGATGTTGAACCATACAGACCAACTGTCTTACTGCGACAGCCAATCAGCAGAACTCCGCCGACAGAAGAGGAAAGTGCGGTAATTTCATCCCCAACTCCAAACTGTTCCGCACCTAACAGAACTGACCATTTATTCGGTGCGCCAACCATGGAATGCCCTAATTGTCCGCCTTCAAAAGCTGCAAATAGATGATTTCTGTGCTCGCAAACATAAATAGGTTTTGGCGTTTCAACTGCAATAGGAATAACTAATCCATCCGGTCTCACTTCGATGATTTGCTCGCCGTTACAACCGTAAGCATATTGTGTTTTGCTAGTGCCGTAAAAATTATGGTAGATAAACTGCCATGTTTTACCTTTCCCTAATGTTACTTTATCGCACGATTTTACCGTGGCAGCCACAGCGCCATTTATGTGTAATTGTGTATTAACGGGGACATTGCCACTCAACACAATAAAGCCGGATAAATTATCAGGTGCAAGCACAGCAGATAATATACGACTTTTATTTCCGCTATACTGCACCTCAACCCCTGCAATTAAATCTTTTGGCTTCTTAACGTCTTGTAGTTGTATTACATAAGTCCCCCCCGCTTCTTTCCAACCTTGCTGAGCGTCACTTAAAAATACACCGCACTTTCCGCCATTATCTCTAAAAGCAATGATTTTACCTTCCAGCTCAACCACACCGCGTATATCTCCTTCACCAGGCACGGCATTAACCCAATTAATTCCGGACTGAAAGGCCGCCGCTTTATAGCGTTCAATGTCAGATACAACGGAGACATTTTGGTTAACGCTTGCGGTTAAGGTATAACTCTCGCCATTTATGACGAACTTATTACCAGCATCACCAGTTATCTTGCTAGATGATGCGACAACCAATTTATTCCCATCTACATTAATAACCTGACACGATTGGTTTCCAAAAGAAAAACGTTGCCCAATAAGATTTGGCGATAACGACTCAGCCACATAAAGATTATAAAAATCCATTTGCGACGGCACTGTCTTACCGTCTAAACACTCATAACCTTCAATCCGGGTAATCCCCCCACCATAATGAGGTTGAACATTTAATGCGGCGATCGCTTCACTGTTTGCTTTGGCTATTGGCGGAGTAGTCAGATCTATGCCACCACTTAAAGCAATATATTGCGACTGTATCGTCGGCAAGCGGTTAGATGGTTGGCGCATTTAGAAAATCTCGGCAAAGTAGATGCAATTGGCCATCCCACTGCTGGGAACCTAACAGCACTAATTCTTGCGCACTTTGTGACAAGGCCTTATGCTGCATGGCATAAAACACGATAGCAAGATGATAATGCAAGGGAATGAATGGCGTATCAGTTGAACTGTTTAGTGTCTGTAAATTGCTTGGTGAGAAACCATCACGCCAAAATGAACTACCCCACGGACGCAACAACTGGATTTCAAGCCAGCTTTCGCGGATAGCATCAACATATTCCAGATTGCGCCCGCTTTGATTATCTACCGAGCTTGGACCTTCTCCGGAATCGTTCATTTCACGCCGCAACCTTTGCGCCAATTGCAGGAAGTTCATTACATATAACCTAAGAAATGAACGTTGTAATTTTGCACTTCGGTTTTTTCTAGCTCACCATCTTTACGCTGAGAGCCGATAATGCTTTTAGAGTCCATCAACAATTGATACACAGGCTCAGGCACTACAATTTCTTGCTCACGTTTCATCTGGAACGATCGTCCATTCAGCCATACAATCACATCCTCAGAACCATCAAACCCAATTCCGGTGCTAATTTTGATTCTTACCTTTGGGTAATCATCTAAATTATCACTTGCAACGACCGCACTTTGTTCGGTAATAACTTCGGTTTCATTGCCAGATTCAGACTGCTCACTAACCATTGCTTTTGGTAGTAATTCGGCTGGACGGATCAAACCGTTGTTTTCTTCAAATTCCAAGATTGCATCGATTAGATCATCTTTACTGTCGGAATCTTTCTTTTCTACGCCACAATTTTCTTTCAAGTGTGTGACGAGTTCTTTTTTGCTTGCTTTATCTAAATTGATAAATGGATAACTCATTTTTCCGCCTTAAATAAAAAAAGCCCTGCATTACACAGGGCTTGTTTAACTAAAAATTATTAAAGCTCAGAAGCAGCACATTCAATGCGCGCCATCCAAGCATTATTCAGGATGACCGCAGCATGCCATGTTTTCCAGCCAACTGAACCGGTTTGACCTAGCTCATCGCCGTGCGACGGCGTGCCAGGATTGCGCACCTTAATTTCGGCTGACTCCTTACCTTTTAACGGAACAACACCAAACGCATCTTGCCCTAACACCAAGACTTGATAGACATCGGCATTTGTCCCAGAAGTAGATAGCACTTTTTCGCTACCTTTTACCGCGCCACTGTCTGCCAATGGCGCCAAAAGAGGAGTGGTTACAAAGCGGATATTTTCAATTGATCCAAACTCATATGGCGAAATCACTGAGCGACTACCATAATCTGCAACAGGTTTAAAACCTGGCAATTGTCGTAAATCAGGCTCCAAGTCAGTATGGCAGATTGCGATAAAGGATGCTTCAACCGGCTTTGTTCCTACCTTAATCGATCCATCTAAAATAGAGGTGATTTTTTTGGCACGATTATTCATTAACGTACGTACCACTTGTCGTAGTTTAGCCAATGAAATAGGTTTATTTACCGCATTACGCGCTACACCGTTTGAATATGTCACATTCGTTCCACCCGAGATTGCGCCAAAGGTCAAAATCTCCACTGTTTCCGCTGCCTGCTCACCAGAAAGCTTAGTTGTGTCTTTCAACACTTCGTCTTCCTTAGTGTCTTGGATCACGTCCGTGATCTCTGTCCAAGCACCATATTGTTTAAGAGTAGTCTCCACATCCTCATACTTCATCTTCTGAGAGTCTGGTCGCACTCCTTCTGTCAATGGTGTTAACGCTGGCTTAAACGGAACTGCGCGACGGAATTTAATTTTTTGGCTTGAGTTTTTCGGCATGGCTTTTACTTGCCCGAACTTGCTGATCACCAAAATAGGTTCGGCATGAGCTAATAAACCAGCGACCGCGTGAACTCCTGTTTTTTCTGAAATATCACCATATTTGGTGATGTTGTTTGAAGGCATTAGTTATCTCCTCAAATGAACTATTTTTTCTTTAACTCCTCCGCTATTTGATTAAAGAGCGCATCTTCATCAATCTCTTCATTACCTTTTGGAGCAGAGCGACCATTTGGTAATGACAAAGCGGATAGCTGTTGATTTCGTTTAGCCTGTCTTTCTTTAATTGCGGAACTCTCTGCAAGTGCCTTTTTGTATTCGCTTAACAGGTAAATGGCGTCATTCGGATCGTATGAGTTGAATAAGGCTTTAACCCCGTTAGGTTGCTTATCTAGCCAATAGTTAAACTGATCGCTAGATATGATTTGCTCGGCATCAGGAATGACTTGAGTTACGTAATTAATTGACGCATCTAATTCCTGTCCTGCTAGGTCTTGTAGATTTGCTTCGGCAATGTCAGAAAGCGGTTTAGAAATACCATCAATGCGCTGCTGATTGGCTTGTGCAATCTGAAGCAAAGCTTGCGCTATATCCGGGTAATCTTCAGAAATCTTATTAATAACCTCTGTAACATCACCCTGCGGTTGCTTCGCTTTTAATTGCTCCAAGTTAGCTTGCGCTTGTTGGTATTTCTTCGATAACGCCCCGACACGTCCACGTTGCGATTTAGCCATGTGGTCTAGGCGCTTGTTTTCTGCCGGCAGTTTGCGGAAATGGTCTTTCACTTCTTGGGTGGCGGAGGATAGCCATTCAGGTAAATCATCTTCTTCTTGCACCTGTTCCGGATCAGAAGGAGGCGCTTCACGTTGATCGGACGTGTCCTGTTCGGTCTCCGGCGCGACTTGCGGCTCACTGTTAGCAGTTAGTTCACCTGATTCGATTTCTCTAGCGGCTTCATCAAAAGCGGCGTCGGCATCAAATTCTTGGTGTTCTTGGTTTTCCATTTATTACCTCATTAGCGGCATAGTGCGGCTTGTGTAATGTTCAAAACAAAAAAGGCCGACAAATTGTCGACCTTTGATTGGTTTGGCTTAGTCTAATGCTAAAGCACTAAATAAAGCCTGTAATTCTTTAATTCTTCCTCGCAGGATATTGTATTGCTGCGAGTTCATCCCCTCTTCGCATAAATCTGATTGATACTCCAAGATGCGTTTAGTTAAAATCTCGCGCACTTTTACGCGCTCAATTTCAATGCTAAGTACGGGCTCTTTCATTTATTCAAACTTACGCGGAACGGATATAAGAAAACCCCGAACACTGCAAATGCTCGAGGTTTATTTTGCTCAATAAAAAAGCCGAAAAGTAAAATCAATTACAATTCGGCTATTATGGTTCATCTTACTGCATTTCTTTCTGGAGGTCAATATTTAATTTGTGTTAGTTGTATTTAATCCTTCCAACAATCGCCATTTATGTAATATTGCAGCCTGCAACTTGTTATTTTTCTCGTTATAGGCTTTAAGTCTGTTTTCGTAAGCGTCGGCACTTATTTTTCCACTGCGTAACAGTTTGGTTAATTTTGCCTTTTCACTCCGCGACGCCGACATAAGCGACTTATTCTGCTCATGGAATCGCAGTATTTGTTTGCGCTCATCTGTCAGCCAGTCTTCGTTTAACTCTCCTCTAGCCTTCAAGGATTCATATTGTTTATGTAACGATTGTGCTTCTTCCGTCGCTTCATAATATCGGCTCTGAATAGCAAACTCATTGCCTGCGCCATAAAGCTGATTAATAAATGGCATTCTAGTATTACGCCCCAGTAATTCTCGGTTAGGATTTTCAACAAGTATCGTGCTGATTTCACGCATAGATCCGAGCATTCCAGAATACCCATCAATCAAATTCTTAACTTGTTCAGGGTGTATATCAATTCCTAGCGTATCATTTATTGCTAGCGCGGTATCTTTCCAAAACCCCGCCGTCGTGGATTTAGACTGCTCCGCTTTTAGTTTATCAGTGCGCACAAAACTTGGCGTGATTTGACTACCAAACGCGGTTCGATTGAGTGCATTTTGCATTAACGGTTGCAAGATTGATGGCGTAATAGTCAATGCCGCTTTCTCCAGTGGGTATTTCAACGCAGAGATTTCAGACGGCGACACCGGCGCGAATGTTTTCATTGAGTGCGTCATCATGTTTACTGTCGCTTCTCCGTAGGATATATCGCCAACTGCGCCTTTTACTGTATTTACGGCAAAATTCCAGACCATCTGCGGCATACCAAATCCAACTGGGATTTTTAGATAATCCCCTCCTCCCATTGGAATAGGGATATATCGGGTAATATCACCAAGCTGATCCATTTTATTGCCACCCTCATCGTCATCATCCATTGAGCGTAGCACGGTATAAAGTGCGGTCATTACTGCGAAATACCCTGCAAAGCGCAACTGCCCTTTTCTAGTTGATAAATATCTTGCCAAGTTTGCGGCACCCATCACTGTAGGCTGAGAGAACATATACAATGCTTTAATGCCACGCATCTTTGCCCCAGTTTTTCGGAAGTTAGTTAGTTCTAAAGTAACTGCCGCTGCTTGTTTTGAATCAACGCCATTTTCTATTAATGCCTTGTAAGCTGATAATGCGGAAACGGTATCAAATACCTTATTATAACTTTCAAGCACATGACCTGCTTTATCCAGCGTCTTCCAAATTGGATTATTTTCACGTTTTAACCGTTTGATTAAGTCAGTCTCAGTTCTAGCAAGATAAGTTCCGTAGTTTGATAACCCGCCTTGCTTGAGTAAATCTTTCAGCATTTTTTCAGCCGGCACGTTGTCACGCAACTCTTGCCCAAAACCAAATCGCTTAGTTGCCGCCCATGTATCTTTTGCTTTAGCTGGATTAAATAAAGCATTGCTCAATAGCGCTCTACCTATTTTATCCATCGTTTTGCTATCTAGCAGATTACCGTCTTTATCGTATAACTTCTGCACTCGCACAAATTCAGACTTCTCCCATGTATCTCTCAACATGTTGATCGGCGCAAAAGTCACCGTCCATTGTGTTACACCTCGAGCATACCAACTTGTAGGCTTAGATAAGACTTTCAGAAACTCGTTGGCATGCTCCACATTATCCGCTTTCAGTGCATTCATTACCTTGTCCGGCAAAGCGTATTCATAATATACCCCGCCATTCTTCGCAATTAAGACGTTATCGCTAGTACGAGTCAAGCCCTGCATTCGGCGTTTACCTATCCCTAAATTTTCTTCTGCCGCATTCCTTGCTTCTGATTCGCTATATCCTTGCTCCTTGAGTAAGCTAACTTCTGTTTCATATAAATCATCAATCTTGTTTTTAAACTCAGACCAGCCGCTATAAGTAGTACTTTTGCCGACCGCTTCCCAAATAGTCGTGATAGCGTCGTCCGCTTCGGAGCCGGTACGTCCTTTGGCTGATCTATCTTGACTAATGTTTAGTGCATTCCCACCGGCACCTGCAATAAAATCAAACCCTTCTTCTGCGTTCGGATCGCCTGTTAATGGCACATAATGTCGGTTCTGTTTATACCGTTGATATTCTTCCTCGGTATAACGTCCGCTCTTTCTATCGATTTCTAAACGCGCCTGATTCAAGTCAGCAACTAATTCACCAATAGCTTCAAGGTCTGACTTTGATATTTTATCTTCCATATTTTTCATAATCTGTCGCGCTAACGGCACAGACCAACCACCAGCCACACCGACACGATATTTTCGGTCGTTGGAAAAATCCAAGCTCTCTACATCGGCTTTCCGACCTTGGTATTGTTGTTCAGCTTTTCGGTACTCTAAATCTGCCTTATGGATTTCATCAGCACTTGCATTATTCGATTTAAGCTCGTCTAATTTTTGTTTAGCCTCAAGCATTGCTTTTTCATCGGTCGCTAAAAACTCTGCGTTTTTCTCAATCGAATAACGGGTAGAAAGCCATTTTCCGACAATCGCTTTAACATCCTGCTCATCTCTATCTTTGGACTTCTTAGCGATAGATGCAATCTTTTCCAAAATAGGCTTCAAGTAGTGTTGTTCTAATTCAGAATTTAAGGCATCACGAATACCTTTAGCGGTGTACATAGCATCTTTTAAACGGCGCTTTTCATGGTCTCGACCGTTA